GTTGGAGCGGACAATCACAAAATCACCCTCTTTACACCACGGTCCTGTCGGGAACTTCACCGGGTCTTTGTACGCATCCGGACCGAGTTTCACGATGAACAGCACCGTGGTCAGAATCTCCTCGTGCTGCAGGGTGATATCCGCCTTGATGATGCCGCTGTCGTACTTATTCTCGAACTCCGGTATCGCGCACAGGATTCGGTATCCCTGCGGGTCAGGCAACTGCTTAGCCTTACGTTCTGTTTCTGCACTATCTGCGGCCCACTTCTGTTCCAGCGCGGTTTGAGGCGCTGTCTCAGTCGCTGTCGTCATTGTCTTTCATCCTTTGCGCGAGGTCTCTTAAATTGGCATCCGCGAGGTCGAGTCCCCGAATTACCCCACAGATGTGTTTGTATTCTGCAAAGTCTTTTGCCCCACCAGCCAAAAGAACCTCGATTTGCGACTGCCGTTGCGTATCGTTATGCTTGAGCAACAGGTCGATTGCATCCATTATTTACTCTCTCCTTTGATGGGTCGCTGCTGCATCTGCGCCCGGTTCTTGGCGATATCCGCACCGATCTTGAGGCCCTCTCTCCGGTCATCTCGCTCCGCTTTGTCTTTATTAGCGGCAACCTGTATACCCAGCTTGGCCCCCTCTACCTGCTGCTTGATAGACTGCTCTTGCTCTTTCAGCCGTATTTCATCTGCCTTGGCGGCGGCGTCGAGCGTAACCTTCTTCTCCTTGATAGCAACTTCCTTCTCCCGAATCGCCAGCTCTTTCTGCTGCATCTGAATGAGCGGGTCTTGGGCTTGTTGCGCGGCCTGTTGTGCTTGCGCTTCGGCCATGTCTTTCTGCAGGAGCTTGGCTGCCGCCATAGCCGCCAGTTGTGAAAGTTGGACTTCAACCTCTTTCGGAAGGCTGTTGATCTCGCCGTTATCGTCTTCGGGCGGAGGAAGTGCTGCGCCAAGCTGCTTCTCAATTTCACGACGATACTGGAACGCTACATGCTCCATGACGTGTGCTTGCGCAGCAGCCTGAATAACTTGAGCCTGCGGGTTCTGCCCCATGATTGCGGCTAGCTTGGGGTCTCGCATAGCTGCCAGATGCACGGCCAGATGCGCCTCGTGGTCCTGATACATAAACGCTTTTACAGGCTTACCTCTGAGGACATTCATGTTTTCCGTCACCGGGTCGGTCGGCTTCTGGTCGTCGTCGGTCGGCACCAGCTTGGCAGCGTTCTTGATGCCCAAGACTTCAAGCATCTGGCGGTGCAGGAACTTTAAGTCGTAAATCTGCGGCGCGCCCTGAGCGAGCTGCATCACGGCCTGATACTGCACAACCTTCTGGCTCATCGTCGCTGCATTGGGATCAGAGACCGGGATGACCTCCACCATGTCGTAGTCCGAACGCTTAGCCTTGCGGTCACCCACCTCCGGCTCGTAGCTGTACTCCTCGGGGGTGTTATCACGGATGATGTCTTTGAGGAGTCTGAACTCCTGCTTCATCGCGTAGTGGATGCGAGCCTGAACAGCGCTCATGATCTTCAGCATCCGCTCCAGAATCGCCAGCGTGGTCCCGACTGGGGCTTGGGCTGACATGTCTGACACCTTCATATCTGCCGTAGCCGCGAACCGCTGTGCGTCCGCAACAATCTTGTCCATCAGCATCACGAGGGTCTGGCTCGGCTCTTTATACGGCAGGGGCAGGATGTTGTCCCGCATGGTGCCGCTCGGCACATCGACATCGCGGAACTCGCCCGGAGCGATCGGTGTATCGTCACCCTTTACACGCAGGCCACGAGACTTGAAGCCACCCGGCAGATTGGCCAGCGTACCCGCGTCCACCAGTTGACGCATCAGCGAAGTAGCCGCGTTGGCGTGACCACCGATCAGGTGAATCAACCCGAAGCAGTAGAAGCCAAAGCCGGGGATATAGCCGTAATGCACGAAGTGCTGGCGCTTCTGTTTGGTCTCGTCGTCCTCCAGCCAGTTGCGACGGATAGCCAATACTTTCTGGGTGCCCTTCTCGATCGTCACGATGTACGGCACGGCTACACCATCCATCTTCTTGGCGTATTTGTCCGTGAAGTCGTACATCTCCAAGTCCAGATCAACACACATCTCCAGTAACTGATAGCGGTCATCTACCTCGGCACTGAACCCTTGTTCTTCTGCCTTCTGCTTCTCGATGTCGTCCAGCATCTTGACCGGGTCGCCAAGGTCAATATCCCGATAGAACCCAGCCACCTGTAGCTTACGGAGCTCGTTCTTGGTCTTGCGCATCCGATGGGTTACACGCGGGGTGCTATTAAGGTCTGACGCGCCATAGGGCACGACTATGTCCTCAGCGGGCACGAACATGGAGACTTGGCGGTTGAGCGAGGGGTCGAAATACACCTTCTTGAACGCGTTACCCGCCAGACACAGGGCAAACAACATCCGCTCATGCTCCGGGCGATACTCTTTCATCACCTCGGTAAGCTGGTAGTTCATGTCCTCTTTGACGCGGACCGACGCTTCTTCCTTCTCTTTAGTGTCCTTGCCAACGATCACAGTCTTGACCGGGCCTGCTGCGGGGAACGTCTCCATGATGGTCTCGGACTGGAACTTGACCGCGCTCTCCATGATCATGGGGTGAAACACACCACACGCGCCCGACCACGGCTCACTGCGCTCCTCGTACTTCAGGCCCAGCAGCTTCAAGCCTTTGACGTAGGTCTCCATCCAGTCCTTGCGGCTACGAATATCGGCGTCGTAGTGGCCATACAGTTCTGCGGCCATCGTCTGCAAGGTGTTGTCGTCGATCTTCTCGGCAAGATTCTCACCGAACTCATCTTCTTCAGCCATTGTCGGCTGCTCGTCCTCGTCGCCCGGGAGCTCAATCTCGATCTCTACTTCGGCGTTGGGGATCACCAATGCGTCCAACCCTTGCGGGGCCTCGTACAGCGCTTTGTCTATTGCCATGATTTATCCTTAAAAAATTGTCTTACAAAACGCCGCCGTCCCATTTCAAGTCCCTGCAGACCTGATTAGCCATCTCAATGAAATTCTCATCGTGGTGGTCGTGATCACACTTGGCGTTGTGCTCTAGTGCTATGTGTATCATTTCGTGCGCAACAATCTTTAGCATGTCTGACAGGGCCTCTGTGTCCACATTCACGGTCATTACGTGTTCGGGCCACTCGTATAATGCGTGATACTTCTTCAGCTTTGCTGCTCTAAAAGTCACCCTACTGGCGGTCGGCAGCTTCACGTCCTTGAACGTCGTCACCCTGAGCAGCTGATATGCTGCCCGCAGAGATTTCTCGTTTACAAGAGACTTAGCCATTCCGTAAACTCCTAGTAGTATCCTGCCTGCTTGCGTCGCCGGAACTCCCGCACTGGGTCTGGCTCATCCAACTCAGCGCGCAAATAGCCACCTTTGCGAAACCGCATTAGCGCAAGAGACACCGAATCCACAAAGTCATCGTGCTCCCCCGAAGGAAAGCTCGCTACTTCATCAATTACCGCTTCCGCCCACGACATCGACGGAGCCCATACTCTACCCGAAGCAAACAGATCAGACACCGCATTAAGCCGGGAGATTTTATCGTTACCTTTTACCGGCGTGAACTCCTGCACCGGCACCCCCATCGCCCGCAACTCGTATATTAGCGGGGCTCCCGAGGCTTTTTTCTCGATAATGATGGAGTCAGGACTAAACTCCTGCATCTGCTCCAGCGCTTTGCGCTTTAAGGCCGGGAACTCCAGCCTATCCCTGAACGCATCGAGCATTATGATGTTGGCTTCCGGCTTACCGGTGTTTGGGTCGTCATGGTAGAACACTCCCCACGTCGTACACGCCGAATAGTCCGAGCGGTTGCTTTTCTCGAACGCCGTATCCCATGCCTGTAGCACAAACTCGCAGTGGGGTGGGTATTCTTCCTCCCATGTCCGCCACCACTCGCGTTTCACAATGGCCGACGACTCGGATACCGGGTTTTGCTGGTACTGGGCCTGCCATTTGCTGTTCGGAAGTTCTTCTTTGAGCGCCAGCAGCTCTTCCAGACTCCAGAACTCCGGCCATAGTGGTTTGGGTGGGTCGTAATTCTCAAATAACGCAGGAAACTCAATGACTTCCCACTCATCTCCACCCCGCAGAGCAGCAGACTTTAGTACTTGCCCGGTCAAATCCCGCTTCGACCACCGGGTCATCACGATGACAATAGCCCCACCCGGCTGCAGACGCTGCCGTGGGCCCGAGGTATACCACTCGTATGTCTTATCGTAGATATCCGGGCTGGTTTCTGCAAGGGCTGCCTCTTGCTCCGAGTGCGGATCGTCAATAATCAACAGGTCAGCGCCCTTACCGGTCACTGCACCACCCACACCAATAGCGAAATAGTCACCGCCCTTGTTGGTAGCCCATCTACCCGCCGCTTTTGAGTCCGCTTGCAGCCCCAAACCGGGAAAAATCTTGGTATAAATCTCCTGATCCACCAGATTTCGTACCTTTCGGCCAAACCCCACGGCCAATTCAGCGGTATGACTGGACTGAATTACCTTTTTGTGCGGATATTTACCCAAGAACCACGCGGGGAGCAGGTAAGACGCGAACTCAGACTTGGTATGCCGTGGTGGCATGTTGATAATCAGGCGTTTTATCTCGCCGTTTGCCACCCGCTCAAAGGCGGAAGCCATCTTGGCATGGTGCCGACCACTAATAAACGTCGGCCACACTGTTTTTACAAACGCAAGGAACCGGGTCTGCGACAGCTGTTGGGATTTTAAGTCTTGCAGCTTCTCTAATTCAGCGAGGAGCTTCTCCTGTTCCGCCGTAGACAGCAGCGGAAGTATGGAAGGTATATCTTTTAGGGATATATTACTGAGCGCTTGTGCTGCCGTTGTCATCAACAGGGGCCTTTTGCGCAGGTTCTGCGTTCAATTCATCCATCAACGGCGGTGCTACGTCCCCCGCCACACCCAACTGATCATCCAAGTCCACACCGATTGGAGTTACGTCAACAATATCAGCATTGAGCAGCCGCTTGACCCGCTCCTTGATGGCGTTCTCAAGTTCCGTTGGGTCTTTGTAGTTGATCGTAATTTCGCTGCGCTCGGTGAAGAGGCCAATATCGCTGTGTTTACCCAGCAACTCAAGTGCTTTCAATTCGTAGCGCGGATCGCCACAGTTAGCGATTTCCATTAGCTTATTCGTAATGGCAGAACGTGCCTGCGCCGCGTCCATAGCCAGCTGCTGACCATAGGTTCGCAAAAACGCCGCCGCCGCAAACGCAGTATTCGGACTGGCCAAATGCTTAGTCTGGCGATTTTGTACTACCTGCTCGATCAAGTTCTTCTCTCTTTCCTCGGTAAACGCATCGACGTCCAAAGATGCACCAAGGGCAACTTGCGCTTCTACCGTGTTCGCAGCAACAGCTACTTCTTCGGCAAAAGTAGAGGCTTCCTGATCGTCCGTATCAAACGGAATCGGATGCGTGTTATCAGGCTCTAGGTTGACTACGGGCATGCAAGAGACAATCTGTAACGACGTATGCCCCGAGTATACACAATAAATGTAATACGAAAGGAAACGTTCTCAATTTGAGTACGATCGTTCCAAAAACTGGCAGGAGGTTAGGAGTCCCTAACCGGGGGGTATTCTATATTGATGGGGTGGGGGTAAGACTGTGGGTATTTTAGTAGGGGGTAGTTCGAGAAAAAATATAAAAATGTGTGCTTGACTGTGTGGATTGGTAAGTAAAGCCGGTGCCTGACACCCCTGAACTGACAGCGGGGGATACCGGGGTAGTGGGGTCAGCGCTTCGGCTAACATTGTTATGCCGTGTTTATTGTTTCCTGATTGTATCACAATCTGCTATAATAGAACCATGCGAACGAAAACAATCGGACGCATGAACGAAACCCTTAACCTGATAATCGGAGGCTACACAATGGACACAATCGTTATTGACGGCAACAACGTTTCCCTCGAAGCTCTGCGCGCCAGTGTTGCGGACGCGGTAAAGCGGGCATACGGCGCGGAACGCCGATACGCTGAGGCGCTGAATGCGGTGTTTTCGTTTGACTGGTTCGAGATTGAAGCCAGCGATACCAGCGAAACGGCAAAAACCGTGCACGCTGAGAAAAAGGCCCTGTATGCCGAACTCAAGGCAATCGAGCATAAAAACCCGTCGACCGTATGGGCACGTATCCGCAAGTATGGAAAAGAGGAACGATACGGCGCGCCGGTAGCGGGCGAGGGCGCAGAGGGCGAGGCGAGCGAAACCGCCGAGGCTGGAAGCCGTGACCGTGACCCGATCACGCGAAACGTGGAGGAGTTAATTGCCCTCTACAAATTCAACACGCGGCAGGATTCACTCCCCGCCAAAGTGACCGAAGCGCAGCACCATATCTGCATGGCGCTGATGGCACTTGGTGTTGATCTCAATATGATCAACGCATAACAATGTTAGCCTGACCCCCGCGCAATGCGGGGGTTTTCTTTTTGGCCCGCCTCGTGCGGGCTTTTTCTTTTGTTGTCCGGCCGCGCTTCGATTGCACCTGCTCTGCGCGGGGCTAACAATGTTAGATCAATTTTTCGCCGGTATCTATTTTGG